GCTTAGTGAGTGGTTGATTGGGTTGATTAAGTGAGTGATTTTAAAAGCACAATCTATCGGTCAGCTCGATCCACCTAACCAACCCAATCAACTTAATCAACACAATCTAACTTAATCAACCAATATGTCAATTTACAATAAAATAAATGCAGGGTTCAGTTTGGGGACTGCATCGCCGGTAACCGCCGGTATTGAGGATGTGATATACATCTTTAACCAGGATGATATCACGTTCACTTTTGATACTACCAACCCGCTAATTGTTACCGGCCTAACCGCTGTTAGTGCCGCTAATATTTATAAGTTTGAAGGTACAAACAACAGTTTCAACGCCACATCCAAGCTCGCCAAAACTTCAGTTGGGCCACGCTATACCGAAGAAATAGACTTTAACGTAGCCGGATTTTCTGTAGATATTAAAACACAGTTAATGGCCATGGGCTATGGCAGGGTATGCGCCATTGCAGTAAACAACTACAACTCAAGTGATACTGCCATAGAGCTATTCGGTGCAGTAAATGGTTTAATACTTACTGATGCAGAACGTAGCGCGGCTGATGAAACCGTAGATGGAGGTTATAAACTAAAATTAACCAATCCCGATAAATTAAGGGAACCATATCCGCCGCGTGCTGTATCAATAGCGCCAACCAGTGGAACCGCAACATATGCCAGTACTATCGCCGCTATTGAAGCATTGGTAGCATCTTAAGTCCATAGCCGATAGACGATGGTCCATGGTTCAATTAGTAGTTCGAAAATAGCTATGGACTATCGTCTATGGACCATGGACTAAAATCACAACTCCATAACCATGACTAAAAAATATATCTTAAAACCCGGCAAGCATCAGTTTGCTCCCGGATCACATGCGATTCATGATAATGATAATTTAACCGACGACGAAGCCAAATGGTATCTGGAAAAGTATCCGCATATAGCAGCATTATTTGAAGATAGTCCGGAAGTCAGAAAGTCCGGGAGTCCGCAAGAAATGAAAACGGAAACAAATGAAATCATTACCGACAAATATTCGCCTGAAGACAGTGACCTATCAATCACTAAATCAATAATTCACCCATAATGAAAACATACCTGCCACAAATAGAGCGGAGGATATTAGTACGGCCAAATCAAACATTCGGCATACTTAACTACGACCTGGATAATGCTTATCCGCAACGCATGCTCGAACTGGTAGCCGCTTCTCCTACGGCCAAAGATTGCTGGAATAAAAGGGCCAAATTTATTGCGGGCAATGGTTTTGAAACACCCGACCTGGGCAAACAGATCATCAACCAAAAAGGATTAACGCTGGCTAAATTATTAAAGGCCATAGCTACGGATAAAGCTTTGTTCACCGGCTTTGGAATTCATGTAAATTATAATGCCAATTTCAAAATCGCTTCGGTAAATTATGTAAAATTTGAGGACATCCGCATGGGTGATACTGATTGCCCCGATACTGCCGATAAATATGCGTTATATTCCGACTGGGGCCGCAAGACCTGGAAAAATATCATGCGCAGCAAGATCACTTTCCTTGATAAATACAACCCGGATGAACAAACCATAAAAGACCAGGTGATGGCAGCAGGCGGCTGGGAGAACTATAAAGGGCAGCTCTACTATTTTAATCCCGAAGTGGACGATTACCCGCTTATAGAAGCCGACTCTGTATGGGAAGATTTTGAAACCGAAGCAGGGATAAAGATCTTTAATAATCGCGAGGTAACTACGGGATTCCTGCCCTCAACAATGCTCTTTATGCAATCGCGAAGGGAAGAAGCTGATAACAGTCGTCCGGACGATGATGAGCATCATTATAATAATTCGCCGTCGCAATTAGAAAAAGACCTGGGCTCGTTCCAGGGAGCAAAAAGTGCACAGAAGATCATCGTCATCGAGTATGAGGACGAAACATCAAAACCAGAATTTAAGCCCTACTCTATCCAGAATAATGATAAGCTATTTGAGGCTACAGAAAAATCGGTTGAAGCGCGCATCATTAAAGGCTTTTCCATACCTAAAGAATTAATCAACTCCGAAAATTCCACGGGATTAAGCAACGGTGGAGAAAAGAAAGAAGCCATACGTGAATTTAATGACAATACCTCGCCTGACAGATTGGAATTATCAGAAATCTTTGCTGAAATATTCAGTCACTATTATTTGAATATTAATCCGGGGGACAACTGGAACATATTACAGGTTCCGGCTATTGTTGCCGATGATATTACAGGTATAAAAGCCGGTGTAAGTATTAATCAATTATTGCTGGCAGACATTCCCGCAGAAAATAAAATAGCTACACTGGTTTACGCCTATGGTTTTAAAATGGCAGAGGCCGAAGCAATGTGTCTTTAATAAGTGAATGGTTGATTAGGTTGTATTGAGTTGATTAAGTTAATCCTAAAACCATTACAACATCTAAAACTTTTACAACCCTTATATAACTCAATCAACCGCTCACACAATCAACTTAATCAACTAATTACATGAACATAATAAATCAAACCACATTTCAAAATTACGAGGATATCTCGGTAAACATAAAACCGGAGCGACTTAATGTATTTATAAAAAAAGCACAGGACCTTGATCTGAAACCCTTTTTAGGCCATGCATTATATTATGATTTCATTCAGAACTTTAATGATGACGGAACGCTAAAAGATACCACCGAACAACCTTATAAAGATTTGCTAAACGGCAGCGAATACCTTGATCGATATGGCCATATTGTATTATATGAAGGGCTGCTCCCCACCTTGGTATATTTTACTTTTGCCCGCTTTATTGAAGCCGATGCTGTGCATTATACAGCAACCGGTCCCGTGGTAAAACACCATGATAACGGCGACCCAGTTGCACCAAAAGATATTGTAAAGCTTGTACAGCAGCAACGCAGTGTAGCCAACGCACATGCTAATGAGGTAGAGAAATTTCTTTGGGATAATAAGGATGACTTTCCGCTTTGGCAATATAACGGGAAAAACAAAAGCAGCCGGCAAGCCGGTCCTCGCATCCGGAGTATCGACAGAACAAGATTTAACTACCCATCAGGATATGATCCTTCGGGCGCTGATGGCTATTTGCCGCTTACTGAATTTATGAACTAAACTAAGATTCGCTGGATTTAAGGATGGTAAGATTCTTTTATCCATTAATTCCTAAATCCTGTAAATCATAATGCCGATGGCTATTTGCCGCTTACTGAATTTATAAATTAAATAAGATCCGCAGGATTTGAGGATTTTAAGATTCCGATGCTATAATCCTTCATATTTCTAATCCTATAATCCTCAAATCCTATAAATCTTAGTTAAACAACAATAATATGCCCACCGATAAAAAAATAAGCGAATTACCCATAGCATCCTCCATTAACGCAGCTGATATTTCGGTTTTAGTTGATAGCGGGACAGACTACCAGTACACATTTACGTTGCTATTACAGTTCCTTGAAGCCAACCTTGCAACAGGTGCCAATATTTCTTTTGGCACCGTATTCCCTCAAAACACTACCGGCAATAATGGGGATGTTTTTGTTAATACATCAGCCGGTTCATTCGCACAAAAGGTATCCGGCACCTGGGCAATTGTTTACACCCTACCAGCCGCTAATGCCGCAGATGGAACTTTACTTTATGGCTCCGGTTTGCCCGGATCATCAACCGGTAAAAACGCTGATAGTTATATCAACACTTTAACAGGGATATTTTATCAAAAATCATCCGGTAGCTGGTCGCAGGTATTTTCAATGGCAACAGGGCCGCAAGGGCCACAGGGAGTTCCCGGAACCAATGGGGTAAATGGAATTAACGGCAATACTATCTTGTTCGGGGTCACTAATCCCTCAAACAGCGCTAATGGAGTTAACGGCGATTTTTATATAAATACTACCACTTATAATCTTTTTGGGCCCAAAGCTTCAGGGGTTTGGGGAACCGGAACATCCATTATAGGAGCCGGAATAGCAGCCGGGGGTGCAGCAAATCAGATATTAGTAAAGGTTGATGGCACCGATTATAATACCGGCTGGGAAGATAATTCATTTGCCAATCTT